CCGTCACCGTCGCCTTTCGTTTCGCTTTTACCAAGTCACGCGCAGAGGGTACCCGAGTCAACCTACGCTAGTCTTCTTTCGTGGACTACTTGGAAGTATCGGGCTCCCAGCTCCCGAGTTTTTAATCCCCCCCGGTTTTCATGCAAGGGGAACCTCTCCTTCGCCTGTGGGCCGACAACATGTTCGATTCCCAGAGGTTACACGGCAGGCCTATTTTGGCCTACACAAATAGAATAGCTGTGATACAGAGTATGTCAATGGATTCTGAACAAAAAGACAGGCTGATAGACAAAATTTTAAGGTTTAAACTTACAGAGCATCCCACCCTGCCTTTACCGGACAAGAAGCAGCGGCTGACGATGATCGACAACATTGGCCCTGAAAAGGTCATGGAGTTGTTTATTGTCAGGGAGAACAGGGTTAACGCTGAGAGCTCCGACCCGCACAGGTATGGGGCTGAACTTGAGGCTTGGAAGGATGCTGATGAACTTTTGTGTAAGTATAATGAGATCGTGGGATTGGGCGGGAACCGGGCTGGCAAGACGGAGTGGGCTGCCAAGAGGATGGCTCAGGCGTTTGTCGGGGCTGACTTGTCCGGGAACGTGCCGCCTTGGATATTGGAAAGGATTCACCAGCGCGGTCTCCGCATTTGGTGTTTGCATACCAGCAGTATGACCAGCATCGCGATGCAGCAGACTGTGTTTTATAAGTACCTTCCCACAGAACTTAAAAATGCCAAAAGAAACAACAATATTCAAATTAGCTTCACCCAAAAGAACGGCTTTAGCGAGAATACGGCTGTTTACATGAAAAACCAGATTTGGTTCCTGAATTACAAGCAGGACATCAAGGTTGTCGAAGGTGGCGAGGTTGACTTTGTTTGGTGTGATGAACTTGTGCCTCAAGACTGGCTGGACACTTTGCGCTACCGTTTGGTCACCCGAAATGGCAAGTTGCTCGTTACCTTTACCCCGGTTCAAGGCTACACCCAGACGGTAAAAGACTATGTAAATTCCGCCAAGATCACCAAATGGAAGGAAAGTGAGCTTTTGCCTAATAACAACGTCTTGGGCGTTCCAGCTGGTCACATGCCTTATACGGCTGAAAACATCTATGGCAGGCATGCCTGCGTTTGGTTTCACTCCAAGTTGAACCCGTACAACAACTGGACCCGCATGAAGCAGGAGCTTGCTGGAAGATCCACGCACGACATCAAGATTCGCTGCTACGGCTGGGCCGACCAGACGGCTGGCACGGAGTTTCCCTACTTTGGCGAGGTTAACATCTTTAAGGGGGATGTCATGGACATGGCCCCGGAAGGGACAAACTACATGGCAATCGACCCCGCTGGAGCGCGGAACTGGTTCATGCTGTGGGGCAGGGTGGACATGGACGGTATACTGTGGATCTACCGTGAATGGCCTGACCAAAGTTACGGGGAATGGGCGCTCCCCAGTGACAAGCCTGACGGCAGACCCGGCCCTGCACAAAGAAGCGGAGCTGGAAGAGGGGTGAACGAGTACAGTGAGCTGATCTGGGGACTGGAAACACAGGGAAACACTAGGGAAGACATCGCCGAACGCTATATTGACCCTAGAACCGCAGGCACGGAGACCATCACCAAAGAGGGTGGCGTCACCATTGTGGACTTGTTTGCCGAAGCTACGGTTCCTCTGTACTTATTGCCTTCTGCTGCGGTTCCGGTTGAGGAACGGGTCATTTTAATTAATGACATGTTATGTTACGACAGGGAAAAGCCGCTTGATAGGGAACATAACCACCCTAAAATAATGGTACATGAATCTTGTCAAAACTTGATTTATAGTTTAAGGGAGTGGACTGGGGCCGATGGTCAGAAGGGTGCTAGTAAAGATCCTATTGACGCTTTGGGCTACCTTGTTGTCATGCAACCTAAACACTTTGGCGGCGAACAATGGGAAAAGCAGATGATTCAAATGTCAAAATGCGGCTCTTATTGAACTTTAACTTTCTATGTATTCAGCTTCTTCTGATCCTCTGGCTATTGCGACGAATGTCCCTGATGTTGGGGATTTGTTGAGCGAATACAACCGTGCCATGATCAACTCGACGCAGGGCAACCTGACGATCAAGTTTGATGATGTGCGTTTTGCTCGGTGGGCTGGTCAGAGCGACGACGGTAAGAAACACAGCGAAGTCCGCCCCGAAGGCGACCCGGCATGGCCGTTTGAGGGCGCAAGCGATGTTCGCAACCGTTTGATTGACTCAACCTGCAACGAGTTGTCCTCCCTTTTGGTCACAGCCTTTGAGCGTTCCAATATTCGTGCAAATGGTGTCGAACTTAACGACATGACCATTAGCGGAGTGGCAACCACCCTTTTACAGTGGGTTCGCGACAACAAGATGCCACTGGAACTCAGGCGTGAGGCCAAACTTGCCGCCCAGTATGCCCTGCAATACGGCTGGAGCGCGTTCTTTGTAGGCTGGAGGCAGAATATCAGCAAGCGCGAGCAGCCCGTGACGATGGACGAGGTCATTGCCATTGCCCAGCAAAGCGGCAGTCCCACGCTGATGCAGTTGCCAGAGTTGATCATGCGCCAGTCTGAAGAGGCTGCCGCCATCATTCAGGCCGCAGTACCCGGCACCACGGAGTCCGAGGCAAAACGCATGGTCAGGGAACTTGCCGAAACAGGCATGACGACCCGCGACGAGGAGTATGTCAGCAAGAACCTACCCGAGATTGTCGCGCTTAAACCTTGGGATGAAATCATCTTCCCGCCTGAAACATCCGACCTGCAACGCTCGCGTGTCATCTTTCGTCGCACTTGGATGAGTGAAGTGGAGATCCGTGAGAAGATTACGACAGAAGGCTGGAACAAGGACTGGGTGGAACTTGCCGTGCAGATGGCTGGCAAGAGCAGCACGATGTACAACACGAACATCCTGCCGACGACAGAGCTTCTTGTATACAATGCGCTCAACTACCAGAACATGATTGAGGTGGTGTACTGCTACACCAAAAGTCTCGATGGAAAAGCCCCTTGCATCTACTACACCGTCATCTGTCCACAAGCAGCCGTGGATCATCGCAAAGAAAGAATCTCTTATGCTATACATGAGAGACTGGACTACGCGCACGGAGAGTATCCGTTTGTGGAGTTTCGTCGTGAGTGCATTCGTCGTGCCATCACTGATACTCGCGGTGTCCCTGAACTTGCTCACACGGATCAGGACGAAATTAAGGCGCAGCACGACTCCATCCGGGATCATACTGCCTTCTCGACTCTTCCTCCCATTAAAGTCGTCAAACGAATCGGAGCTATTAACAAGGTTGGACCCGGCATCCAACTGCCAGTGGTCAACCCGACCGACTACAGTTTCATGGAGCCTCCAGCCCGTGAACCCACGGTGGCGTTCAAGTTGATTGAGCGCGTCGAAGCCAGTCACGCCGCATACTTTGGCACCGTCAACCCGCTTGTCGCGCCATCAAAGACACAACTCGCACAGCAGGATCTTGTTAATACTTGGCTGCTTACTTGGAGAAGTGTTTATCGGCAGATGTTCTCGCTTTGCTGCCAGTACATGAGTCCTGAGGAGATCCAGCGCATCACAGGCGGACAACTTCCGCAGAGCTTGTCAGAAATCCACAACGAATTTGACCTTACCGTCAAGTTTGATGTCATGGACTTGGACAAGGAGTACATCGCGCAAAAGATCCAGTTCCTGAGTCAAATTGCACAGATGGATACTGGCGGAGTACTAAATCGCAACAAGTTGACAGCAATGATGATTCAAGCTGTCGCGCCAGAGATGGCGCAGGAGCTTATCCTCGATCCACAGGATGCAAGCCGACAGATGTTCAAGGATGTCCAGTCAGACATTGGCAACATGCTGCTTGGCAACGAGGCGCTTTACCAAGAGAACGATCCTGCCGCACAGACCAAGTTGCAGTACGCCCAACAGGTCATGCAATCCAACCCGAAAGCGCAGGCGGCTCTTCAGCAAGACGAGAACTTCAAGGCTTTGTTTGAAAACTACGTTAAGAGTCTTCAAATGTCGATTATGCAGCAGCAAAACGCGCAGATTGGCCGCATTGGTGTAACTCCTGTATCACAACAATAATGACGGAAGATCAAAAGAACGCCTTTGGATTTTCAGGCAAAAACATTGTTTGGACTGAAGTCATTAAATTAATTGAAGACATGCAGCAGCAGCAGTGGATGATTGCCATCGGCAAAGACACAAAAGGCGAAGATAGAATACACGCATGTGGTTCAGCGGACGGCATTAATCTAGTTTTATCGACACTTGTACAATTTAGACAGGATGCAAGACAATTAAATGGCTTGACTCCTACAGAAGATTTGGCATAACGCCACTGACGGGCTTTCCAGCGTTACTGGAATGATAAATTAAGGACTTGCTACCTTTTAGCATGACTAAAACAACCCCACAGCCTGATTCCGGGAGTCAGGAGGCAGTAAAAGTACCCGTTGCAAATAACCTCGGAGAGATTAATGGAGATAGCCTAGCTGACTTCATCAAATCAAATTTCCTTGACGAGGAAGGGGCGGCTCCAGCCAAAGAGGAGCAGCAGGCAGAACCTGAAGTGGAGACTGAGGAGCCAATTGTGGACTCGGAAGTTGAAGCTGAGGAGGAAGCCGATCAACCCGCTGAAGAAGAAAGCGAGGCTGAAGAAAGTCCACTAAGCAAGGGTGTCCAGAAGCGCATCAACAAGTTGGTTGCTGCGAAGAAGGCCGCTCAAGCGGAACTGGAGGCGCAAAAAGCCAGATTGGCCGAATTGCAGCAAGAACTTGAGACTGCAAAGTCTTACGTTCCTGAAGCAAGGGTCGATGTTTCTGATGCAGTACAGCGTTTGACCTCGATTGAACAGATCAGGAAAGAACACCAGAATGCATTAGAGCTTCTTATG